CGCAGAGCTAGCATATCGTTTTGGTCGTAAGGTCAGAAACTTAATGAATGAAACTGAATTCAAATCGGTGTTCCCGGGCACCGAGCTACGAGCAGACTCTCAAGCTGCAGGAAGATGGGAGACAAATCACGGTGGTGAATACTTTGCGGCAGGTGTCGGTGGTTCGCTAACCGGGCGTGGTGCAGATTTACTCATTATCGACGACCCCCACTCCGAACAAGACGCTATGTCTAAAACTTCTATGGAAAATGCATGGGAATGGTACACCTCAGGACCTCGACAACGTCTACAACCAGGCGGAAGTATCGTTGTAGTCATGACCAGATGGTCAGAGGACGACTTAACAGAGAGATTAATAGAGGCTCAGATGAAAGATCCCATGGCAGACAAGTGGGAAATAGTAGATTTTCCAGCGATCATGGACGACGGACAACCACAATGGCCAGAATATTGGAAAAAAGACCAACTCGAGGCCGTCAAAGCGTCTTTACCCATGGGAAAATGGAACGCACAGTGGCAACAACAGCCAACTTCCGAAGAAACTTCGATAATTAAGCGAGAATGGTGGCAAGAATGGAAGGGAGAACAGCCTCCTCTACAATATATCATTCAAAGTTACGATACAGCGTTCTCTTCGAAGACCACATCAGACTATTCAGCCATCACAACGTGGGGAATTTTCTATAATGAGGTGACAGGTAAGCAAAATATTCTCTTAATGGAGGCAGATCGAGGAAGATGGGACTTTCCCGAGCTAAAAAGGATTGCTTTAGAGAAAAACGACTACTGGAAGCCAGAACAAATCATTGTGGAGGCGAAAGCAAGTGGACTTCCACTAACTCACGAGCTTCAAGCCATGGGAATCCCAGTAATTAACTTCACACCAAGTAGAGGAAACGACAAAATGGTAAGAGTCAACTCTGTATCTCCACTTTTTGAAAGTGGAATGATCTGGTATCCGCCGTATAAATGGGCAGAAGAATTGATTGAAGAGTGTGCAGCTTTCCCTTATGGTAGAAATGATGACTATGTTGATAGTATGACACAAGCATTGATGCGTTATCGACAGTTCGGTGCATTACAACATGAAGATGATGAACCTGTAGAGAACTGGATGCCGAAGCGTAAGATTGCTTTTTACGGATCATAAGGTATAAACATTAAATGGCAGAAATCGATAAAACTTTGAATGAGGCACCTACAGGTGTCGAAGAAGAAATTGTAGAAGAGGCAGTAACCGAAGATACTCCCATGGAAGTGGAGGTCGAAGGGGAAGAGGCCGTCAGCATTGGTCCAACGCCCACGGACACTGGAGCAGGATTCGCTAGTAACTTAGCAGAAGCCATAGAAGAAGAATCATTAGCAAAATTATCAAACGAACTTCGATCACAATTCTCTGTTGATCACACATCAAGAAAAGATTGGGAACAGAGTTACATCAAAGGTTTAGATTTATTAGGTTTTAAATACACAGAAAGCTCCGAACCATTTAGAGGAGCAGCATCAGTTTCTCATCCACTACTCGCAGAGGCAGTCACGCAGTTTCAAGCAGGAGCTTACAAAGAGCTTTTGCCTGCGGGCGGTCCCGTCAAGACTTCTATCATGGGCAAAGCAACTCCTGAGGTAGAAGAACAAGCAGAGCGAGTAAAAGAATACATGAACTATGAGTTGATGTATAAAATGAAAGAATACGATCCTGAGATGGACCAATTATTATTTCACTTACCTTTAGCAGGGAGTGCATTTAAAAAAGTTTATTACGATGGCAACATGGCAAGACCTTGTGCAAAATTTATTCCGAGTGAAGACTTAGTTGTAAACTATGGTGCATCAGAATTAGAAGATGCAGAAAGAATTACTCACGTTATAAAAACTTCTCCTAATGATTTGAAAAGACAAATGCTCTCTGGTTTTTACAGAGACATAGATATTGATGTAGACGACGAATTATATTCTTCTTATTCTGATATCCAAGAAAAGTATGATGAGTTAGAAGGCGTAAACAAGTCAGAGTATTCTGGTCAATATGAATTATTAGAAATGCACGTTGATTTAGATTTAGAGGGCTACGAGAATGTCGGACAAGACGGAGAGCCCACAGGGCTAAAATTACCTTATGTGGTAACCCTGGAACAGGGCACAGGAAAAGTTTTATCAATCTATCGAAACTACTTAGAGAACGATCCGATGTTTATGAGACAAAAATATTTTGTTCATTACAAGTTTTTACCTGGTCTCGGATTTTATGGTTTTGGTTTAGTACACATGCTCGGCGGTTTGACAAGAACTGCAACAGCTGCACTGCGAGCATTGTTAGATGCAGGTACATTATCCAACTTACCTGCTGGTTTCAAATCAAGAGGACTCAGAGTCAGAGACGATGAAGAACCTCTAATGCCGGGAGAGTTTAGAGACGTTGATGCACCGGGGGGAGATCTAAGAAATGCATTGTTACCTTTACCCTACAAAGGACCAGACGGAACTTTATTTCAACTTTTAGGTTTTGTCGTGGACGCTGGTCGAAGGTTTGCTGCTATTGCAGATATGAAAGTGGGCGATGGGTCCCAAGCAAATCCTGTCGGCACTACTATGGCGTTACTCGAGCAGGGCTCCAAGGTAATGTCAGCAATTCACAAAAGATGTCACTACGCACAAAAAGAAGAATTTCAATTACTAGCTAAATTATTCGCAACAACACTACCACCAGAATATCCATACGACGTTTCAGGTGGTAACAGAATGATCAAGCAACAAGACTTCGACGATAGAGTGGATGTCTTACCTGTCTCCGATCCAAATATATTTTCTATGAGTCAACGAATTATGTTGGCACAAACACAATTACAATTAGCACAAGCCGCACCAGATGTTCACAATGTTTACGAAGCATACAGAAGAATGTATATGGCACTCGGTGTTCAAGACATTGAAAGTTTACTACCTCCACCCTCAGGTCCTATGCCTATGGATCCTGGTGTTGAGAACTCACAATCTTTAATGATGGGACAACTCACAGTGTTCCCAGATCAAGATCATGTCGCTCACATAGAAGCACACAGAGCTTTCATGAGTTCTTATCTTGTTAGAAATAACCCTCAGGTCGCAACCATACTTCAAGCACACGTTGTAGAACACACTTCAGCGATGGCAAGAAACGAAGTCATGATGGAGAGTGGCCCTGCATTAAACGAACAAGCTGCTAAGTTTGGAGGACAAGTTCCACCAGAACTACAAGCTCAGTTCCAAGCACAGATTGAAAAACAAGTTGCAATTAAAGTTGCAGCTATGATGAATGAGATGGTTGCAGAAGAACAAGAAGCAATACCTTTTGGTCAAACTCAAGATCCTTTAGTTGCAATCAAACAACAAGAACTAGATCAAGAGCAACAAAAAATTAATTTAGACGCCGCTGATGATTTATCCAGAAGAACACTAGAAGAAGAAAAATTAAGTTATAAGAAAACTTCTGACTCTGCTAAACTCGCACAACAACAAAGAATACAAAACCAAAGAACTGCCGTTCAAATGGAAAGAATAAATGCCTCTAAAAAAAGGTAGTAGTAATCGCACAATAAGTGCTAATATATCAAAACTAAGAAAAGAGGGTAAACCTCAAAAGCAAGCAATAGCGATTGCACTACAAAATGCAGGCAAACAAAAAAATGGCAAAAAAACAAAAACAAAAAAAGGAAGATAAAAATCCTTGGGAAAATATTGATAGAGAAGTTGTCACTGCTTTAACTAACGAATTCAAAGCCATTCACACTATTTACAAATCACAAGATGTTGATCCTCTAGCCATAGCTAGTGCATTATTAGCTGCAGGGCAGTGGGCCATGTATAAAGAATTAGGATTGAAAGAAACTCAAGATCTGCTACAGTTGTTGGGAAATTATAAATACGAGGAGATCCCTCAAAAAAATAGGACGATACACTAATGTTAAAACCAGTTGATAAAAAGAAAAACCCAGGATTAGCAAAGCTTCCAAAAGGAGTTAGAAATAAAATGGGTTTTATGAAAAAAGGTGGTTTAGCTGAAGCAACTGCCAAACTAAAAGCTCAAGGTCTAAAAGACGGAGGAGCACCAAAAAAATTTCCAGATCTAAGTGGTGATGGTAAAGTCACACAAAAAGATATTTTAATGGGCAGAGGCGTCATTAAGAAAAAAAATGGTGGTATGGTTTTAGAGATAGGAATACGCCCGGCTACGGAAAAAGAAAATAAGATGGCAAAGGCTATGAAGAAGCCAAT